TATCTTGGTGGCAGTCTCGTCAAGGCTCCACCGCCCATATATAATGTTATCAACGTACCAACCATCAGGATTAACTTTAACAACAGCGATTGCGGTTTCATCTAGTTTAGAGTTCTTCGTCCGTTTCTTGTTTACTTCCTCAAAGCCAGCTAAGTCAACAGCTATGTAGTAATCTCCAACCTCCGGCTCTTCTCCGAACTGTACCCAATCTTCTCTGAACATCTCTGAGCCTCTGGCTTCAAATGAGGCCATGAACTCTTGTCTAAAGGCGTAACTCGACATTGATTTCTTCGCCATGTCGATTTCAGACGGGTCCAACAGAGGGTTGTCGTAGCTGGTGAAATGCCAGCCCCGGTAAGTTTCATCGTCGCCTAGCTCCGCGTACTTGTACAACTCGTAGAAGTGATTACGTCCCATAGGCGTACCTATGAACATCGCAGAACCTTTTTGGTCTGCTAGTGCTGGACGAAGTATCTGTTCCCATACGTCAGGCTTCATGTCTGCGTACTCGTCCATCACGAGAAACTTCAAGGACACACCACGCATTGTCTCAGGCCTATCGGCCCCCTTGAGACTAATCATGGCCCCGTTGACCAGCTTGATCTGTAGGTTGTTTATGTGCGAACCTGAGATAACAGGGTGTCCTAGCTCTAGCAGGGTTTGCCACATGATGTCTCTTGCTTGGCCCTGCGTAGGCGCAACGTAAAAAACTTGACCCCTATCGGTCTGTAGAGCATTAATGATTAACATCCAAGCAGCAAGACGGGACTTCCCTGTTCTCCGTCCTGCGGCTACTACCTTGAACCTAGTAGGGTCAGAGTAGACTTCCTGCTGCCACGGCAACAGTTGTACGTTTAGGTCAGTCACTTGGTTTAGTTACAAACTCCAGCGTCTTCTGAGTTATCAAAAGTCTCGTCACCGCAGCCGTACTTACCATCGTTGTCGGTATCACAGAAACGTCTCCAAGTAATCATGTCAAACGTCAAACCTTCGCTCCACGGTACGTAAGTCTTACACCACTCATGTGATCCTACAGCAAAGGGATCTTGTGGTTGTTCTACGTAGTCACGCTTAGTCCACGGCTTTTGTACACGAAAGAACGTGTCTTTGTTACCCATCAGTTGTCGCTTGAACAGGGAGCTACTAGGCGTACTGATGTAAATCTCTTGGTTTTCCTCTAGGGTGTACGTAGATCCGTCGTCGTAGTTGATAACAGTTTCTGCTTTGGCTCCGATAGAAACCAGAGAAAAAAGGAATACTGCTGCAAAACCTAGTACCATTTCGTTTACTTTGTTAGTCATTGTGAAAGTTCTCCTACGTTGTTTAGGGCTTCTCTAAAGTCTTTTGAACCACCAAAGTGGTAAAAGATTTGTGGAATACTCCTCTTGCCACTCATGGCTTCTACTAAGTCCCAACCGGCTTGACCCGGAGGTATGTGTACGTACTTGTAGTCTAAGTCGTATTCTTTTGCTAATTTCTTGGCTCTGTTGCAAGCAGGGCACCAATCAGCACCAACAATGGTAATCATACAAAGTTAACCAGTGCTGAAGTCATTTCAAGAAGATCAAATGTTACGGCAAACTCCATGTCTGAACCAGCTTCTGCCTGAACCTTAACCACCTCATCTTCGTGAAGGACAAACATAGGACCGCCTCCGTTGCTTAAAGTTAGGTTGCCACCACTAGATACGTTTACATCATCAAAAATATCTACTCTATTGGATCCATCAGAGTTAGCAAAGTGCAGAGAAGCGCTGTCATTGCCGTGGTCATCGTGGTTAGCAATGAAAATGTACTGAATGACAGCATGAAATCCAGAAGGTACAGTAAACAAGGTTGTTTCTGTTGCGTCTGTTAAGTTTATGTGCTTAGTGTATAGCATGTTTAGCGGCCCTTAAGATGCCTAGTAAACCCAGATCACGGGCACAGTTCCCCGTGTATCAACGTGAATAAAGTCACCAGCGACCCCTATGCCAGTAAATCCCATGGATAGAGCTTCTCTTATTAACGTGTACCGGTGTGCAGCGTTTGTTATTTTTATGTCTGCTGCTATGCCTTGCGCGTGGGTTCCCGGTACGTCCTTTTTAGCTTCTATGGGGTGGCTAGGGCTTCTGTAGCCGCTGGTGATAACAAAAGGGAAACCGCAGTTGTCCCTGAGTTGGTCTAACTTGAGTAAAAACTCGTCCTCCATGCGGTTCTCACCAGTATGTTGACAGTTAAACTCTTCTTTAGTGAAGTATTTCAAGAATCTTCCTCTTGACACTCTTGACAACCACAGTCACAGCCTGAAAGTTTACTCCTCAATGAGTTCACCTTCAATTGTGCTTCCGTCTTCAGTGCCTCCAAGAATTTCCGTGCTTCCGACACCAGTGATGTTAATCTGTATTGCACTTCTTCCATTGTCTTTTACCACCTCTTTTTCAAATGCACCTACTGGGAGTATTCTGTCCATCACTAGCTTCCATGCTGCTGCCTGATTCTTGTGATCGTGGTCTAAAGCAGCCTCAAAGATAGTCTCTAGTACCTTAATGGACTTAGGACTAGCTAACATCCTAGCCTTGTACTCATTAATTATAGTAGCATCACCCTTAGGCCTGCCTACTTTACCTCTAGACCCTGCAGTTTTAGCCTTGATCTCCTTTTGCTTAGGCCTACCTCTGGGTCTTTTTTTAATATTAATCTCTTTTCTAGCTGCTGCTTGGGCTTCTAGGGTGTTTTCTTTGGTTTCTAGGGTGTCACCTGACGACATTCTCCTGTATCCTTGTGTTTAACGCTAGTTCGCATGAGTCCCCTGCTTAGGTTGCAACAGATGAGGGGATCTATACGAACTATACAACACTCAATCTTTAGTCCCGCACCTGCTTCACTAAATACATCCTAATATCTACCTTATATTATACCATACTTTTACTCAAAAGTCAAGCTTTATTTTATGTAAATAGTACACAAGGTACACTATAGGTTCACTTATTTAGTGCATTTGTGACAACACAGGGTAAACACGAGGTAAAACAAGTCGCTAGGTAGGGCATAAGTAACATGAATAATCCCTATTTTTTCTAAATTCACCTTCTGGTGTGCTGAGGTGGCTACAACTATAATTAACACAAGTCAACACCCTCCCCCGTGTCAAACTCAAGGGCCACCCCAAAGTTGGCATGGATCTTGCTATAGCACAACCTGTGCCAACATAAGAGGCCAGCAACATTGGCACACTTATTGCATAGGCAAAACTCATGCCAACATGGGGATATGTAACATGTGAATATTTACGTAGACACGAGTGTGTGAACCAGTGTAGGACCCTTAAGCTAATCGCAAGCATACAACATGCTAGGCAGTCAATAGTCTAGAGCCTACCTAATTATGGTAATATTACCGCTTGTATTCTGTCTCTGGATCCATCATAGTACACACATGGCGACGGGGAACACATGCCACCCCATAGGAGCGACTATATATGTACACACTGCAATACAGATTTAGACAGCAATCTAACAGCAGGTTAACTAAATGGTTCAAAGTATCACAACATGTATACCTAGAAGAAGCTCGACAGGCCCTAAGCCAGCACATAGCAGAGTTTTCAACATTCAACGCTAGACTAATCACTAATGATGGCGACACTCTAGGTGAATACAAGTACAGCAAATAGGAGGCCTGAGGCCATGGCAATACATAAAGACTACAGCGTATACGTAGGCACTGACAGTGTATACTTTGAGCACATCACTAGAGGCGAGGACGATGCCATATGCGTCTACGTCATGCAAGGGACTATATGTTACGATTACGACATGAGCTTCTGTATGATACCAGAGGCCAGAGAGTGGTTAGACGCTAACGGCTACGACACTAGCGACATATTAGGTTAACAGGGGGCTTGCGTTTAACAATGGGTACCTATATGGTGCCCATGATTAAACACAAACCAAACGAGGGTAACACCATGCTAAAGCTATCCAAAGCATCTAAGATGCCATGTAGGTCGTGGTCACTGCAAGCGTTAGACACGTGCCCAGCGTCCAGAGACAGCACAGGCGCACTAGTGCCTGCCTGTAGCGGATGCTACGCCACCACGGGAAACTATCGGTTTAAGAATGTTAAAGCACCACGGGAGCACAACCGGATAGACTGGAAGCGTGACACATGGGTAGATGACATGGTGGCAGAGTTAGACAATGACCGCTATTTCCGATGGTTTGACTCTGGGGACATGTACAGTCTAGGACTCGCTAATAAGATTCTGGAAGTTTGCCAGCGTACGCCGTGGGTAAAACACTGGATACCGACACGGATGCACAAATTCCGTAAGTTTAAGGTTGTTCTGGCGTTGCTACAGGCCTTGCCAAACGTAGCGGTTAGGTTATCCAGTGACTCTATCACAGGCGAGACGGTACAGGGTAGCAACACTAGCACCATTGCCACGCTTGACACGGTGCCACGGGGTGCTGTAGTGTGCGAAGCGTACACAAGGCAAGGCAAGTGTGCTGACTGTAGAGCCTGCTGGGATAAGAGTGTACCCGTAGTCTGCTACATAGGCCACGGGCGATCAATGGAAAAGCAACAGCGCAATATTATTGCAACCACAGGAGTATAACAGCATGACACTACAGGAAGCCGTGAAAGCGTATATTTATCAGGTAAAGAATCAATCGCCCATTGTGAGCACGTCACACGCTCACTACATGGCATACGCTAGAAAGTTTGGTGATGACGTTTGGCAAAAAGCGTTAGACGATTATTTTAATCAGCAGAAAAAGAGAGGGTAACAGCATGAGAGACTACAGCGTACAATGGAATCACGACGACTACCCAGAAGTGACACGGGAGTACCTAGGCATACTACCAGAGTTTTTTATCCACGCGACACAGGAGGGTGACACACTGGAACAGGTCACACAAGCCATGGATAGCATTTATGGTTTCGGTGGCTTTCAGTACCCATTTGGTGGCACTGTGGCAGACTGTGGCGCGTACAAGTCGCCAGAAGACCCAGACCTACAACCGTACGCCACAATATCGTTTAGGGATCGCTTTACCATGTACTGCTACCCGTACGCTATCACGGCTATCAGGGACAACGACACAGGCGAGACAAAGATAGGGAGATTTGACTGATGGACAGAGACACATTTGATAAAGGTTATCCAGCGTTTGCCCTGTACTACAGGAGCGACAACAACGGCAAATGGTACGAAGAGGGAGTATTCCACGACGAGTGGGCCGCTAGGGATTGCATGATAGAACACATACGTTTACACTCTGACCTAGACTGTGTTATAGTCCGTCTCAGTGTCATGAGCGAATACAGGGGCTACAATAACACTGTGGATATGGGGATTTGACTAATGGTGATATGTTACAAGACAGATGATGCGTTTTACGCTGGAATCTACAGACTAGTTATGTTAGGGTTAACATTTGATGCAGACGATCAAGACCTAAGTATAAAATTGACCGGAGGGTACTAGCATGTGCGAGACTGAGATGTTATGGTTGTGGGGCTTCGGTTGTCTAGTGATAACCGCATGGCTAATCTTTTCAGAGGAATACAAGGAGCACTAGACATGAACGAGAGAGACGTGCTAAACGACTACAGTCACTACCATGATCGCACAGGGCCGTACGAGACTCTGCGGGAACTAGAGTACACACACGTCTGCGACGGTTGCCACGAGATTGTCGATAGTGTAGACACTGACACGGGACTATGCGACAATTGCACGTACGAGGACCAGATGAACAAGTTTTACAAGTACGCACCGGATGAATGGGGAACAGAGTTATGAACATATTTTACCTAGACCGTGATCCACACGAAGCCGCTAGGCTACAGTGTGATCGCCACGTAGTCAAAATGATACTAGAGACAGCACAGTTACTGTCTACAGCACACAACGAGCTAGACGGGGAACAGGTGGCGTACAAAAGTACCCACAAGAACCACCCTAGTGCTGTCTGGGTACGCTCTAGTGCTAACGCATACGTGTGGACATGGCACCACCTAGCGGCTCTTGGGCGTGAGTATGAGCGACGTTATAAAAAGGTACACAAGACCATTGCTAATCACCTAGAAGCCCTCTGTGGGCTTCCTACGGCCCTTGAGAGCGATGTTACACCCTTTGTAGACCCACCTCAGTGTATGCCAGACGAGTGTAAGAGGCTTGACGCTGTACAGGGCTATCAGGTATACTACAACTACAAGGCAGACGATTGGGACGCTAGAGGTATCCCTATGAAATGGTACGGACAGGAGGCAGTGTGATATACTGGATAGTCGCAGTATTCATATTATTTTTTATTGTTGGATTTTGTTGAGGATTTACAATGGAACCGGATTTAACACAAGAGCAGATGATACAGGATATCTCAGAGTACGAACTAGGCTTCATAGATTTTGCTACTGTAGTGTCCATTGCACGTACGTCCATACGACAGAAATACAGGAAAATGACGTACGATCAATTAGTTAAAGCTTACGCACAAATATTCGGAGACGACTTTGATGTGGAGTAAATACGTATTCCCTGCATTGATTTGCATAGTTTTCCCTGTTATAATACCTGTTATACTATGTGCGGTACTCGTTATATCAATTAGTAATGCTATTAAAAAGGAGCCTCAAGATGAGATGTAAGGCGTGTGATGTTATCCTAGATGACATAGAGACACTAAAGAAGGACGCTAACGGAGTACACTACGACATGTGTACAGAATGTTTGACAGCATCTATTGCTGCACACTGGGAACTAGAGAACATGGAGTCAATAGATAATGACGGTAATATTTCACAGGATGATATCTTGACATTACAGGAAAACTATGATAATATATACTTAAGTATCACTAGAGATTACTGAAGTGTATAAACTAAAGAATTAAACTAAAGGATATATACTAATGAATACTACTACAGGAGGACATAAGACTACTAAAGTTAGGCGCTGGAATCCTGTAGCCAAACACGATCACAACAAAGGAGGTGCACACAAGGACAGGAAGAAAGATGCCAAAAAGTACCAATCACGTAAAAAGGGTTGACTAAAGGCCCAGAACGTGAGATACTATAGGTGTTCCTCTGGGAACTCTTTTTCAACAACGAGGATTATCTCATTATGTCAAGTCAAGTAATTGAAGGAACGGTGAACTTCTCAAACGTCACCAAACACGACGTATACAACGGGCAGGACACTGGCACGTTCAGTCTGACTATCACCATGTCAGAGGACGATGCGGCTACACTGTCTGCACAGGGTGTAAAGATCAAAGAGTACGAGGGCAACAAGCAACGCAAGTTTAAGTCCAAGTACGACATCGGTATGTACACTGCTGAGGGTGATCGTTACGAGGGTGAAGTACCGTACAACTCCCGTGTGCGTCTGAAGTACAAGACAGGCCCAGCACACCCAGTACACGGTACTCCGGTGTATCTGGAAGCTGTCAAGGTACTGGAGTTAGCAGAGGTGTCAGAAGAAGCTGTTGATTTCTGATGGAGTCTAAATTCCTACACCACGAGGAATGTCCCAAGTGCGGTAGTAGGAACAATGTGGCGGTCTACTCTAACGGTGGTCGCCACTGTTTTTCTACCGGCTGTGACTATCACGTAAACGGTGAAACAGGAGATGAAACGGAAGTGTCAACACCTAGTAACCTACACATGGGCGGTGTGGTAGCTGAGATTACCGACAGGCGTTTGTCTGCCAAGACCACTAGGCACTATCAGGTCACGGTGGAGTACGACGCTAACGGTAAGATAGCTAGGCACTACTACCCGTACTACGACGTAGACACTGGTGAGCTAATCGCCGCTAAGTCTCGCGTAGTCAAGACCAAAGACTTCCTGTCGTCAGGCACGATGACTAACGCAGGTCTGTTTGGTCAGAAGCAGTGCCGTGGCAGAGGTAAGTACGTCACGATCACTGAAGGTGAACTGGACGCTATGGCTGTCTACGAGATGTTCGGACAGAAGTACGACGTAGTGTCCCTCAGGTCTGGTGCGTCTAGCGCATCAAAGGAGATCAAGTCACAGCTAGAGTGGCTTGAAGGGTACGACAACGTGGTCATCTGCTTTGACCAAGACAAGGCAGGAGAGTTAGCAGTAGAACAGATTAAGGATCTGTTTAGCCCTAACAAGCTGAAGATATGCAACCTACCTCTGAAGGACGCCAGTGAAATGCTCATGGCTAACAGAGTGCAGGAGTTTACACAGTCTTGGTGGGACGCAAAGGTGTACAGACCGGACGGTATTATCGCTGGTGCTGACACATGGGAAGCGTTAGTAAACAAGCGACAGGTACAGAGTATACCGTACCCGTGGGATGGACTAAATGAAATCACGAGAGGCCACAGACCATACGAACTGGTCACTATCACCAGCGGTAGTGGTATGGGAAAGTCCCAGTTTATCAGAGAACTTGAGTACGATCTGCTCCAGAGAACAGACGCCAACATCGGTGTACTTGCACTGGAGGAGGATGTCGCAACAACATCTCTGGGAATTATGTCGGTGGCAGCATCTAGGCGATTGCACTTGGAGGAAGACACGCCTGTTGATGACCTTAGACCTCACTGGGAAGCAACGATGGGCTCTGGACGTTACTACCTGTTTGACCACTGGGGATCAACGTCTGCCGACGAACTTCTATCAAGAGTACGGCACATGGCAAAGGCCTGTGACTGCCGCTATATCATCCTTGACCACTTGTCCATCGTGGTTTCTTCTCAAGAGAACGGGGACGAACGGAAAGCTATAGATGAGATCATGACCAAGCTACGCACACTGGTGGCAGAGACAGGAATCACTTTGTTCCTAGTGTCGCACCTACGTCGTAGCTCTGGTACTGCACACGAGGACGGAGGCAGGATCAGCCTACAGGATCTCAGGGGTAGCCAGAGTATTGCTCAGTTGTCCGATATTGTCATAGGCATGGAACGTAACCAGCAACACGAAGACGAAGACACACGTAATACAACCACTGTGCGTATACTGAAGAACCGGTACTCCGGTGAAACTGGACCCGCATGTTGGCTACGGTACGACAAGTTTACCGGACGTATCCACGAGTGTGCTAACCCTACGCCACCGGAGACAGAGTTTTGAGTAACTTAGTTTTCATGGACATAGAAACGGATGGACTAGACCCTAGTGTAATCTGGTGTGCTGTCTGTCTACACAACGGAGAAAGTGAGGTAATATGCAATGAGCAAGATTTCAAGGATTACGTGGCTCGCAAAGCGCCGGTTAACTTTATATTCCACAACGGAATTGGCTTTGATGTTCCTGTGGTTGAGCGTCTTTGGAACTTTACTTTTGACAGGAGCATGGTCACTGACACTCTAGTCCTCTCTAGGCTTGCTGACCCTAGCAGGTCTGGTGGACACTCTCTACGTAACTGGGGAAACATCTTAGGCTACGCCAAGGGAGACTACGAGGATTGGACTAGGTTGACTCCTGCCATGATCGACTACTGCATACGTGACGTAGAGTTGACTGAGGCGGTGTACAAGAGACTACGTGTGGAACTCGACGGTTTCTCTAGGGCTTCACAAGACCTAGAGCACGAGGTGCAGTGGATCATACAGGGACAGGTGAACAACGGGTGGCTACTAGATCAACGCTTGTGCCACACGCTGTGCGCTAGGTTCAAGGAGAGAATGTATGCTATTGAGGAAGAACTCCAGAGGGTGTTCCCACCTATTGTTGAGGAAAGGTGGTCTGAGAAGACAGCCAATCGCCTTAAGGATAAGGTTACGGTCTTCAACCCCGGTTCGCGTCAACAAGTGGCTGAACGGCTTGAAGCTAAGGGTGCTGTATGGTCGGAACTCACGCCATCCGGTAGGCCGCAGGTGGACGAGAAGACACTTGAAGAGAACAAACATATACCGGAGGCTGTGCAGGTCTTAGAGTACCTGTTGTTACAGAAGCGCTACGCTCAAGTCTCCTCTTGGATAGAGCACGTTAAGGACGACGGTAGAGTACACGGTAGGGTTACAACAAACGGTGCAGTCACCGGACGCATGACGCACCAGACCCCAAACATGGCACAGGTTCCTTCAGTTAACTCACAGTTTGGCAAGGAGTGCCGTGACTGCTGGATTGTACCAGAAGGACGCAGGCTAGTGGGTGTTGACGCTAGTGGACTAGAGCTACGTATGTTGGCTCACTACATGGGAGACGAGGAGTTTACTAATGTCCTACTTAGAGAAGACATTCACACCAGAAATCAAGTTGCTGCAGGACTTGCAACTAGACCTCAGGCAAAGACTTTCATCTATGCTTTCCTCTACGGAGCGGGAGACGCAAAGATTGGAAGCATCGTCGGAGGAACTGCAGGAGATGGCAGTAAACTTAGGAGGCGCTTTCTACGAAACACACCTTCTCTTGAAGCTCTACGAGAACGAGTTGGAGAAGCGTCTAGGAAAGGTCACCTCGTTGGGCTCGACGGACGAAAACTCTGGGTCAGGTCAGAACATAGTGCACTGAATACCTTACTACAGGCAGCAGGTGCTATCGTTATGAAGAAGGCTCTCGTACACTTAGATCACTACGCAACGCAACACAAGATTGACTACAAATTCATAGGGAACGTGCATGACGAGATACAATCGGAGGTGGTTACAGAACAAGCAGAGAAGTACGGGTGGCTTGCAGTCGAGTGCATCAAGGCGGCTGGTCTTTCATTTGACCTCCGGTGTCCTCTCGACGGAGAATACAAGGTTGGAGACACATGGGCAGAAACACACTGATGGAGATAGCAATGGAAGAAATACCTGAAAACCCAATGGCTAAATACGCAAAAAACATAGATAGATATAAGTTTGTTGAGGGCGAGTGGTGGTACTATTATCCAGAGGACGGAACTAGCATTTCTAGTGGAAACCATACTAGAGAAAGGGCGAGTACACTAAGAAAAAGACTTGACTCATTTATGTACGTCAACGGTAAATACATATCTAAGTCTCACCCGCTACACAAACCCGGACGCTACAAGACGTTTACTGACGCAGCTTTTGACAGTCTAGCGAAGTACGAATTGAGTCGTGAGGGACAGGTGTACATCATAACCAACCCTAACTTCCCTGAGTGGGTCAAGGTGGGCATGGCTGTGGACTCAGAGGACAGACTCAACGGATATCAAACGTCGTCACCGTTCAGAGATTACTCGCTGTTCACTAACTGGCCTGTGACTGACCGACGCTCTGCTGAGTCAGAGGCACACAGCTTACTAGAGAAAACGTATGGTCGTAAGGGTGAGTGGTTCAACTGCACACCAGAGCAAGCCAGAGACTCTATCTCTGAACTAATGGAGCAACATAAATGAAAAGTATTTATTCACTAGTAGACGACATCTACGCCGTGGTTGCTTCCAAGGAAGTGCCAGAGGACGTAGACCTCTACGAAGAGATAGAAAACTTTGGCGAAGGCTGCAAACGCCTGATGACCAAGCTGTTCACAGAGCAACGTGACGGACGCAAGTTGCGGATGTCTAACATAGGGCGAGACGACAGGTATCTCTGGAACGTGGTGAATAACTCTGATGTGCAAGAGGAGATGACACCTAACACGCACGTCAAGTTTATGTACGGGCATCTGATTGAGGAGATGCTTTTATTCTTAACCAAAATATCAGGACACGAGGTGACTGATGAACAAAAACAGTGTGAAGTTTCGGGCATTATCGGTCATATGGACTGTAAAATTGATGGTGTTGTCACTGATGTTAAAAGCACTTCCACTTTTGGGTTTAAAAAATTCAAAGACGGAAGTTTGGCTTATGATGATCCGTTTGGGTACGTTGCTCAAATTAAAGGGTACGCACACTCCGAAGGTGAAACATCGTTTGGTTGGTTAGCTATGGACAAACAGAACGGACACCTAACGTACCTCATGTACGACTCTGCAGACACGCAGGCTCCGGTGTACGACAAGATTTCTTACGACATAGAGGAGCATATTGAACGCGTAAAAAAGATCGTAGAGCAACCAGAGTGGCCGCAGGTTTGTCACGAGACCGTACCAGACGGCAAAAGTGGAAACAGAAAGCTCGCCACTGGTTGTTCTTACTGTCCCTACAAGTTTACATGCTGGCCCGAAGTAAGAACATTCCTGTACTCAAGTGGTCCAAGATATTTAACAGAGGTGTTCAATGAGCCGAAGGTCACGGAAATCCAAGCACAGCAACTTTAGATCGGGGTTTGAAGAAGATGTTGCAAAGCAGTTACAACCATTTGGTTTTAGTTACGAACCGTTCCAAGTCCCGTACAGGATTGAACGAAAGTACACACCAGACTTTGTGTACGAGTACAGAGGACGGACGTACCTCATTGAGTGCAAAGGATACTTTCGTGCAGGAGACACGCAGAAGTATAGAGCGATCTCTAACTGCCTCACGGAATCACAGGAACTCATCTTTGTACTGATGAAACCTAATCAGAAAGTGAGTAAAAGTACCAAACTTACTATGGCTGAATGGTGTGACAAACACAATATTCTATGGTACAATATAGATACACTTAAGGAGTTGGTTGATTATGTCTCTGACACTAGAAGAAATTAAGGAGCGTCTGTTGCGGTTATACGACCCTGACGATCTTCTGGAAGCACTACAAATCTCTTCTGAGGAACTACTGGACAGATTTGAGGATAAACTCATACGCAAACTAGATGGTTTTCAAGAGGAGCTAGAGGAGGAAGAATATGCAGAATGAATGGAACATGACTGAAGACGACTGTGCAAAGTTTGAAAAGGACTGTGAGAAGCTACGTAAGAACTGTCAGGAAAGCAGGTCCATAGACGAAATTACTAGAGAGGAGTGGGATTGGATGTCTAAGACATTCACAGGCAAACTGTATCACCCGCAGGACAAGCACGATCCTGTAGCACAACCAGATCACTACAACAAGGGAGCTATTGAGGCCATTGAAGCAATCAAGGCGTCTATGCACCCACAAGAGTACAAGGGATACCTCAAGGGTAACTGTCTTAAGTACCTGTGGCGTTACGAGTACAAGAACGGCATAGAAGATCTACGCAAGGCTCGTGTCTACCTAGAGTGGTTAATCAAGGAGGTTGCCTTGTGAAGATCATAGAAGGTAAGTTTGGGACAAAGACAGAAGAAAAGGAGATAACAACGGCTGAGTTTCTGACTGCGTTTGCAGCTAAGGCTCAGATACAGGAGTCTGAAGGTAACAAACCTAAGGTGGTCGTTGTGATGTACGAGGACGGTCAGATGTTTGAAGTAGCGTCCAACGAACAGTACCCTGATGGGGTGTACATGCTACTACAGTTAGCAGCACAGGCAATCATTAACGAAACGCTAGGAGTAACAGAATAGATGGACGCATATCAACAGTACATACACAAGTCACGGTACGCTAGGTACTTGCCAGAGGAGCAACGTCGGGAGACTTGGGAAGAAACAGTAAACAGGTACATCAACTTTTGGGTAGACCGTGGACACCTCAACGACTTTGACGTATCAGAGATATTCAAGTCTATACATGACCTAGACGTAATGCCCAGCATGAGGGCGCTGATGACCGCAGGAGACGCACTGGAGCGTGACAACGTAGCAGGGTTTAACTGTAGCTACC